CTAAAGCATTGGTTAGTGTTGTTGCATAATTATCTGTTTCAGAAATTCTATAGACATTCCATTTGCCTGAAAAATCTTTAGCACACCAAATAGTATATCCACTGCCTATGTTAGCTAGCTGATCATTCAATTCAACATAATTAGCGATATCATAGATCGTAGTTGATACATCTTCAAGATTGACATATCCTGCTGTTAGTATATCGTTGTCATAGTCACTGTGTGAGTCTCTGTTAAGAGCAATGTTACCGTTAAATGCATCTGTAGATTTGTATAGTTGAGCTTTATTGAATACTGTTATACTATCGCCTAGATTGCTGTCACCAGCATCAACAAATTCTGCTATCGCTGGATTTACGCTAAATGCTTTTTCATCTAGGATAATTTCAATATATGGATTAGAATTTAATGCACCGTATTCACCTGTACGTACTGCCCATTCTTCATACAAACTAATATTACCTGATAAATTATTAAAGTTTGCTTTAGTTAGTGCATCAACAGCATTAGTTGAACCTTTTTGCTTGATGTAGCCTTTGTAGAATTCGATCTGTGTGGTGTCGCTGACCCCTAGATCGCTGAGATACTGTCTAGGTTTAAACCCAATTAATCCGTGGCTGTATGCCAATTGATCATTGTCACGTAGTGTACCGTAACTGTCATAGAAACTCTGCGATCCAACTGCAATTGTTGAGAAATTATTCAATAATCCTGTTTGTATTTCTGATGATGCTAGCTGTTTCCAATAGATGAAATTAAAGTCAGTGGAACCAGGAACATTGTTAAGTGCGACATAGTATTGATTCTTAAATACTACCAATTCACCTTTGAGATAATCTACACTAGATTGCCATGATTGTACTGTTTTGCTGTTATAGATAAATCCCGGGGCGCTTAGGCTACCATCCCAGTTGTCTGTTTTCTGTCCAATTAGTTTTAAGCGATATTGGCGATTACCTAGTTCTGGTTTATATATCACATCGTTAAACACTGTGGTATTATCAAAAGTCAATACATGTTCGTATTGTACTAGATTTAATTCAACTAGTGCTAGAACATTAACATCAGTCAACGTAACTTTGAATCCAGTAGGATTACGTAAGATCAAATATCCTGTATTTTTTATTAAATTGAAATTTTGATCTACTATCTTGCTACCATGTTGGCTGTCGGAGATTTCATCTACTATATTACCAACTGTGGTTAAAGTTATAGAATTAGTCACTGGACTCATGACTAAGATACTACCAGTCTTCCAACCTTGCTGTGTCCAGAATAAGAATTCCTTGACTGATAATTTAAAATCGCGTGTTTCTCCTAGATCACCATCACGGTCATTGAATGTAAATCCCTGTGCTATGAGATATCTTTCATAGCTGATCAAGAAATCAACCACCTGTTGGGTATTTTTAAATTCGTAACCATATGGAATTGTTAATTTAATTTGTTGATAGTCATTGAACACCGTACCTGAACTGTTTAGTACCGTGATCTTATAACCATTATTATTAACCACACTTGGTATGATAGTAAAGTAAGGACTGTTTAGATCATATCCTCTAACTGTATATCCATTGGTTGTTTTTTCAACTATTATTGCACTGTAAGTAACTTTATCAACAGGAGTTGATTTGTATAAGACAACATCATAATTTTCTTCTGGAACCATGATGCTGGCATTGGTGCTGGTTGGACTGCTTTGTTCTGCTAGGATCTGCAGATATTTCTTATCGCTAAATCCTGCCATCTTATAGGCTAGTTTAACATTGTAGTTTTTTAACATACCAGTAATCTTAGTGCTAGGATTTATTCCTAGATTGCGTAGATAATCCGCAATCCAATTTAAATAGCCTGCTCTTCTTACTACTGTTCCTGAACTAGAATCTCCGTTGTAGGTGATATCAGTTTGTCTTACATGATGATTATCAACTGTTAGATACTGTGCTAATTCATAATTATATTGTATTCCGTAGGTATCAATGAACTGTCCAAAATACACACCAGGTTTAGCCATGGCCACCGCCTGTTGAACAGCAAATGGAAATTCACTGCTGGTTCGCCATGCCCACTCAACTGGACCTAGTTGCCCTACTGCCCAAGCAGTTGCGGCATTTTTTCCATTAGTCGCGCGAGCAATCACCTGTGCTGGACTTAGTAAGTATCCGTTTTCATCTACAGGTATCACTTGGCTTAGCCCTGGGCGACGATAGTTTGGATCTATACCTGCACCAAATCCTACATCTTGTAGGGCTCTGATACCATCTCTGATCAAACCTGCTTCTAGGTCATCCCATAATAGTTTGTTGCCACCTGTGTAAGGTCCTGGGCCATAGAATCCTTGCCACCAATCTGGTTGTGTGGTAAAACCTAGCATTTCCCACGGACGGGTATGTGGGTAGATAGTATCGTAAAAATATTGATAAACAGCACGCCAACTGCCCTGCATGTATTCACCATCTAGACGATCTACGAAACGTGAGTAGTTCCAAGTAAATGAATCATTGCTGAGGAATGTATCATTTGATGTAAAATCTGCTATCCTATTATTTCCAACCCAAGTTAAGAAATTTTTACTTAAGATATTCCATACTTCAATATAGCTATAACCAGTGTCTCGGAATTTACCTGGAATCACACTAAAGATATCTTGGTATGCACCACTGTCTGGTAATTTAATATTGTTGTAGATACGCTTTTCTAATTCTAACAAGAAGTCGTCTCTATAGTCGTTAAATGCCGGAGTGATGCTACCGTCATGTCCTCGTAGAACATTGATGGCAGTTCTATAAGTATCATCTACTAACACTTCTGGTTTGAATTTAGGGTAAGTTCCAAGTTTGCTTGGAGTTTCTGGAACGTAGCAACCATCAGTATTACTATACTCTACGATAGTAATCACATCATCAACTTCTAATGTAATCACAGCATCATTGAAAGTGATTGCTGGTCTGTCTGTGTCAAATGTATAGTCTATACCTAATATCAATTGTTCATCATTTAAATAAACTAAAACTGCTCGATTGCTTAGTGTCTCTGATGAAAATACTGTGGAAATTTCCCAACTCAATGCCAATGGATCAAACACTGTATAGGTGATAGTATTTTTAAGAGTACCATATGGTACCATGTCACTGTAGAACCAAGGCATCGACAGTGACTTATTAAGATTGATTTGTGTAAGTATGAGATCAACGCTGGCTACGGGATCAGTTGGATCTATACCTGGTAGGCTAGCACTTAGCTCAAGAAATTTATTTTTAAATTTTGTATATTCTCTTTGTGCATATTTTACAGCATCAACAAAGTTGGCTTGAGGATCCAGCAAGAATAATTCTGGATAAGGTAGAGGAGCACTGTGTTGCAGTATAGTACCGCCTTGTGCTTTGATTTCAATATCACGGAGATTACACGGACCAAGTACATCGCCCTCAAGATTGGTACTGTTTCTGCTGAGTTCTACGACGTGATTACGTATTTGTCCTAGGGTAAGATCTGTAATATCCACATTCTGTGCATTTAAATCTAGATTCAATGGAATTTCATAATGGCCAATAGCACTGACTTCTGAACTATATACTTCAACGTCAATAGTATCACCATCGGTTAGTGTAGTCAACAATGTCAGTTTATCGTCTGTACTCAATGACCACTGATTCTGTGTAAGATACACTTTGTTCTGATATACTTTAACATAAGGAATAGTATTTGTTGTTCCATGCACGTTCTGCGCATTTGGAGTTACATCTAAGGCAAATGGACTGTTAGTGCCATCATATTCAAATGTCAACAGTTGATATTGTCGACTGGGCTCAACTACTGTGCGCCAGGTGTTTTTATTAGCAGTAGTTGTGCGATCAATGATAGCCTGTAAGAAACCAATATTAGTATTTTTTGTATAGGTTATTTGATCAATGACATATTCAAATGTATCAGTGTTAAAATAATTACTGAAAAGAATATCGCCTTGGCTTTGAAAACTTCTATAGCTTAATGGAAAACCCAATACAACATCGTCTGTTCCTGTGGCGCTTCTTTGATATCCAAATACTTTGGTACCAGCAAATGTACTGCGAGGATAATAATCTGTATTAGATAGACTTATGCCATTGTTGTCATAGACATCAAATAGTGGATCTTGCTGTAGTGCTGTCTTTTGTTGGCTTTCTAACCAGTTGGATCCATTATACCACCAAGCACTACCTTTATATTCACCTAATTTAACTACCACCGAATCCCATTCTTGTGCGTCGCCATCGTCGGCTATGGTTAGTTTAATATGTTTAGCACCTGTAGGATCTCCAAATGCATCAACTTCAAATTGCACGAGATTAATTACGTAAATTTTGTCTCTAACCAGAGGATCATTGTCTCCAGCAAACAGCACACGCATACCATCAAATAATGTTACTCCGAATGCGCCATCACCTATGAAGTTGACTGTGTTGGCTGTACCAACTAATACTCCATCATAGAAAACTTCTGCTGGAAATACTGCTGTGTTGTAGGTAATCGCACCACCATCGTCGACTAATTGTCCTTCAAGTTGATTAAATGCATCTATGATATTGGTATCTAATATATCAATATATCGTTTACCTATACGTCCATGATTAAACAACTGTAAGTCGCCTTCAAACTGCACAATAGGTCTTTGGGCACGTAGCTGTTGATCAAGTATTAACACATCATCATTATATTCTGCGGTAGCTTTAATCACATCCACATGGAACCAACGATTATTACGTGCCCAGGCGTTTAAATCCAGGCTATCTCGTTTGATAGTGACGTAATCAGGGAATACAGTTTCAGCAAATGCGTCATAAACTGCGGTACCCGAATTGATACCTATGCCTGTTACTGTCATACCTTTGGTAATACTGGCTACAGAATTAAGTGTAGTAATCTTGATCGATCCTACAGCTATTTCTGTATTAGTTTCGATTGATATTCCGCCAACTGAAATAACAGTTCCGCCGGGTATTATAGCAGTGGTAGCAGTGTCTAATACTATCTGTTGTGTTGGATAATTTGTAGCTATCTCATCATTAAATGGTTCTGGTGTCGATAATAGAGTAATATCAACTAATCTGATACTGTCGCCAACATTTTCTACATAATAGATATTGTTCTGATAACTTGCAGGAGTTACATCAGTGTCAAACTGTATTTTTAATCCGCTGGTAAATTTGATACCATTGGGACTGATATAATTAACTTGTCCTAAAATATCATCTTCAACGTCAATAGTGAATGCGTTATAGTCAACTATCTTAATTTTAGTATAGATATCACCGCGGCTACCATCTTGTATATACAATGTATCTGCTGTGCTAGTAATCAGCGGCATGCGCTCAAAGAATCCCGTGACCTCTTTGTAGAATTCTTGATTGGCATTCACTAGTCCGTATCTGATGTAGACTTTCTTGTCTTGGGCAACCGTTTGGAATGGGTAAGCATTGATCAAGTAGTCATCGCCTACTGGTATTAGCTGTACTTTCCAAATACCATATCTATCGGCATCAGGAACAACATCACCGTTATCATAGGTTATACTGATCGTATCAGGTTCACCGGCGACTGTCCATGCTTCTTCTCCAAAATTAGTAAGGAGGTTTTGATCAACAAAGATCACAGTTTTGCCGTCTAAGGTACCAGCTAATCCGGCATACGCTGGATAGTCAGTTAAGAAATCACTCAACAATCGATTTTGTATATTTGAGAATGCTAACGGAACTGCATAGTCAACACTTGCTACTAATTCCATAGCAAGAAAACGATCTTGTGCGTTTTTCTGTGGCACACGGAATACTATATCACCCGATATAGCGCCATTATTTTCTACACCTAGCACATCTCTACTGCTGATGGTAGGAGCAGCATTTAGGGTTCCATCGATACCAAGTTCACTCTGAATCCAAAATTCTGTTGATTGATTCACTGTAAAAGTATATGTACCGCCACGTGCTAGTATTATTGTGTTATTTTTAACACCACTAACTGAGTAGTCATAGATATTTTCGTTGTCGTTGCGTGTAACAATAAAAGTTTTAATTAACTCGACACCAATGGTATTAACCTGTACACTGGCTGGACCATTTGGTAACCAATAGTATTGGCCAAAGTTAACAAATTTGTCAAAACTTATTTTAGGATCATAGCTATAGTATTCGCTAGCAAATAATCTACTATGGTCATTAGTAAGTCCGCCATAATATTTTATCTTGTCAAGGAAGTCGATATAGCTAGCAAAGAATGTAGTATCTCCGTCTGTGTTTTTGATAATTGTAGCAGGTTCAAGTTGATAGTTTTGTCTGTTAGCAGAACCTTCAGTAATATAACTATCACTAGCAGAAAACGTTGGCGCAAATTTACGTCCAATGTACCCATAGAGATTTTTTAGTGCGGGTTCGGAAATTAACTGATCTAGTGTAGCACTTAAGAACTTGTCATTGACATCAGTCCTAAAGACTCCCGGCAGTAAATTTATACTTTTTCTTGCGGCCATTATGATCTCTTCTCTTGAATATTATTCATCACTTACGCTATTACTGTTTGGTTTAACTGTGCGGCAGTAATAGCACTAATAATCTGTACATTATCAACCGTTGCGGCGCTGACAATGATCTCGTTATATTCTGCGTTGATTTGCAATAAACTACCAAATGTTTCACTAGTGCTGGTTGGTACTATAGTCACTGATGCGATATTAGGTGCTAGAACGCTGTGTAGATAAGCACTTAATTCACTGAAGTAAAATGTTTCACCAAAGTCCCAGTTGGCGATATCAAAATATGTATTAATTGCAGCGATTACTGATGTCTTGACATCATTATCACTGACTACCACGCTGGTATTTTTAACTACTTTAAATGTAGCTCTCAATGCGGCTTCTGCTTTGTCACCAAAGATAGGTTTAAATTTTGCAGGATTATAAATGATAGTATCACTGATGCTCTTGTACTTTTCTAAGCTGCTATACTCCACGCCTAATACTTCAGGAGTAGGTGCTGTTGGTTCTGTCACCGTACCAGTTGTATCCTGTATCCAAGCAAGATAATCTGTGGCATAGGCTTTGGTAAGAATATACAAGTCAACGATATTATTTGGGCTTGGGTCGATACGACGATTATTTGGACTACTGTGGCGATATTGGAAATATAGATCCTGGCGGCCAACTTTGGCTGTATAGCCAATAACAGCATTTAGTGTGTAGGTTGAACCACTTATAGTTAATTGATAGAATGTGTCAGTTGGGACTATATAAAATAATTGTCCGTCTTGATAAATCGTTGCTTCTGCCTGCGCCGCAGTTAGTGTAGCATAGGTACTGACAACTAGGCTATTGCTGACAGGAGTCTGTATGACGAAATTGTCATAGCCATAGGTATTTTGGAAATAGACATATTTCTCATCAGAGTTGGTATTTGGGCTCACTAATAGTTCAAATAGTTCTGGATTGTCTGGGATACCATCATCATTGCTGTCAGGAAACGTAACTAATATCTTGCTTGGATTCGTATATCCGTCTACTTCAACTATGTTGTCATAGATGTGCCAGACATAGTCTAATGCTAATGAATTAGTATCATCTGGATTAGTGTTGACTTTTAAAACTTTAATTTGATCTTTTACGACAAATCCAGTACGTGGATCATAGATCTTCACACGATCATCAAAGTAAAAATTAGTTTCTCTCACGCTTTCAAATATGTATTCGAGACCTCTGTAGTATACCGTATAAGTTTGCCCTACGGTTTGGAACCGGATCAACCAACTGCTGTCAAGGCCGCTAGCACTGTTATTACCAGCATAGCCTAAACTGAAGTTACCTGTATTCATGTCTTCTGGCAAGATGATAGTCCATTGAGAATCAACGACATCATAACGTAGACCAAAGTCTTTATAGGCTTGGATATATTCTACTAGGTTTGCTGTAACAGTACTAGAGAATTCATTATTAAATACTGGAAACACTCGAACAGCTTCTGCACCAGTTGGTACTACTTGATTCAGTGTTATTGGACCGCTACCATTGGCTAGATTACCTTCACCGCTGTTAGTGCCATCTGCTAATACTTGAATAACTTCAGCATAGATATAATATTTGTCGCCACTATTACGAGGAGTACCTGTTTGTATAGTATTACGAGCGTCAAAATATTTTCCTGTACCTGCTGAGAATTTTATAATTGCACCTTGCTTGATGTAGCTCTTGCTGTCAGCAACATACTGCCCAACTTGTAGAATCTTGTCTGTATCATCGTAGAAGTATCCGGTGATTCCAACATCGTCTAATGATTTATTCCAATAGGTGTTAGTTACGCCAATGGCATTATAAGTAGCATAGAAGAACTGTAACATCTCTTTAGTTGATGTTAACGGCTTAACCTGATTGTTGATCGCTCTATAGATATCATTTGTAGTATTGAAACTAAAATTAAATGAGCTAGTAGGATCATCTCTGTATAAAATACCATCTTGGCAGAAAATATTAGTTGATGAATACTTACCAGTAGTATCAATAACATCTAGATAGCGTGACACACCAGAACTTGTACGGTTAACTGCTTTGACTTTTAATACGTTGTTGAATAATGTATAAGGTAAGATGTTATAATCTTCACCTGTTACCATGCGATCTTGTGTGTAGTATTGTTGTGGTGCTTTTTGGCGGACATCCTCAACTGTTTCACGTGTTGTGGCATTGGTCACTGTGTAGCGTAGACTAGCACGGACGTTGATAGTTTCTGTGCGTCCGATACGGCTGACATAATTAATAGGAATAACTATACCACGTAGCTCGTCTGGCGAAACTTTATAACTGAGCCCGTTGCTTACGCGATAGTAAAGTCTGAAGCGTCCTTGAGGAATATTAGCGAATGCACCATCACCAAAGATCAAATCAACTTGATCACCTGCACGTGTATTAACTTGATAGATATTCTTATTAGTTGTTTTGTTATAGATGATATTAGTAGCACCCACACTAGGAACCTGTGTCCATTGTGTGCTGAAGTTGCCATTCTTATCTAAGCTGTATAACCAGATATCAGTGTTATTGATGTTACTAACATTCAAATTATAAACACGATTAGGTAGGCTTTCTTGGAAATTAATATCTATGCTTTGTAGTCCACCTTGCTTGAAATACAAGAAGAAACCGGTGTTATTGCTGCCGTTGCCCAGATTGTCATTCCTATATAACAAATTAAAGCTACCATTTGGTCGAGGAGCAGTTTCATAAATGTATGATTGGCCTGCTGATGTTGGACTAACTGCTTCAAAAGAGATTTGACTACCTTCAACAGCGGCGCTGAACGCATAGGTAGCTGTTAAGTTTGGTACTAGGTTGATCTGATATTCATCTGTAGTGATACCATTAAGCAGTTGGCTATTGCTGGGTTTGCCTACAGCTTGATTGCTGTTAAGACTAGCATTAACCACTGCGGTGAACTGTTCTTGCCAATTGTCATTGGCACTGTCTGCCCAATTGATCACTAGTCCTGATAGATTTAAACCGTTGCTGTCAAACACAGTTTCGGTGGTGCTGACTGAATCAACTTTTAGTAGTCCACTTGCGGGAATATTACGTTTAGGATTATACGAAATTAGGCGTGCTAGTTTTAATACACTGTCACGGCGCTGTGCTGTATCGATGAAGTTTTCACGAGCATTTAAATCGCCACGAAATGCTAGGCTTTGTCCTAGGAAAGCAATAAGATCTATTAGGGCAATGAATTCACTACTTTCAATGAAGTCATTGAAATCTTCTGGGTAGTAGATTCGGAGATAATCAACCATGCTCTTGCGCAGAGTTTCATAATCGTAACTTTGGAAATCCGCATTACGGAACGTTTGATATAGTTTAGTCCAATCTTCTGCGACTAGTAAACTGCTTTGTCTTGTAGAAATTGCCATCGATAGTTTCCTGTTATAATGTATTTATCAGGAAAAATAAGTGGGTAGTTAATTAAACAGCGGTAAGTGTGTTGTTCTGATTGTCAAACTGTAGATTTAATAAATTAGTCTGATTTGTCTGCACGTAGCGTAGTTGTAATTCTACTTGGATACCTTGATCGTATTCAGTGATCACTACATTGTCGATTGAAATCCTAGGATCATAATCGGCGATGGCTTTAATATCGGTAACTATGACACTTTTTAGATCTTCTGTTAAGGGCTCATGTACTACGTTCCAGATAATAGTACCAAAGTCAGGATTCATCAGTTTTTCACCCTTGCGGATGTAGAAATGATTGATTAGATCCTGTTTGACCAATTCAAAATCCGTAAGGCGGAATTTGCGATCTCGCCCTATTGTAGAAAATCCTCTGTACATGATAGCCATATAGATATTTATCCTGCGGCAACTGCGGGTACTTGTGGCGCCAGTACGCTGATAGCAAACTTGCCTTTTTGGAAATAAGTGTCTCCGGTTGTACCATTAGCATCAGCTCCACCTAATCCTTGTCTCCACCCTAGTGCACCTGGACGACTAGGTGTTCCTTTATTTGGTCCTAGTAAATGAGCCACAGATAACATACCACCAACTTCTTCGGGCGGCATATCTGCTGTAACTGCACCATTGGAAATCATGCGGGTATAATTAGTCTGTGTATAGGTTAACATAGCTGATTCTTGCACACTGCCATTGCTAAGCCAAGCACTCTTATCAGTGATACCATCTTTGCCTGTCCATGAATTAGGATTGTCTAATTGTGCTAAACTGGTAACTGATGATTTCACATACCCACCGTCGATTAATGCTTGATAACCAAATTGGTATTTGCCTACAAAACCCAATTGATTAACTTTAGTATAATCACCACCGCTTTCGCTTTTACCTACCTGTGCCAGATATGCTGTCGTTTGATCTTTACTCAGATTACCCACTGTGCCTGTGGCATTAACCTTAAGCTGTTCACGAATATCTTTCGTGCCGGCTGGAACTTTGACTTCGGATCCGGCTAGATTTTTAGTTGCATCAACAGCGCCTGTGTAAGT